CAACCATAAACAATCCAAACTTCATTTCACAAATAGTTACATACCATCAAATAATATTCAATTTTTATTAACACAAAATAAAATTGATTCTATCCAAATGATACCACCATAACACACAACAACAATGGACGCGCCTCTAGAACAATTCGGCGACAAACTCGCATACTACATTCACCAACCTATGCCACAGAATGAACGCCACCGCATTTATACATCATTGAATCAATGCGTTTGCTGCCACAAACATAAAACGGATCGACCTGACGAATACCTACCATACAAGGAATATCCATTCCATGGTACACAATTGGATTGGGATTATCAGGGATGCACCTGTCCGTGCCGCCACCTAATGCGAATGCTTTGCCGGCGACATCCATACGTTCCCACCAATGAAGAAGAACAACCATCAAAAAAACAACGAACCGATTAATTTCATAACATATTATCATATTATTTTTATCACTCATTTATGCGTTTTGTCACTCATTTCTCAATTTATCACCCATTTCTCACTTTATAATAGACAATTATCGAGGAGTTATTGGAGATTTTGGGGAGGATTGGGGGTAAGATTGAATTGGCGATTCCACGGTATTATACATAATATTCAAATGCCATAACGCGAGATATTTACAATGATTTGGTGAAGTAATAAGGATTATGTGAAATGGTTTATCAGATCTATTAAATATATATTGTAATAGTATATGGCAGACAAACGAGAAGCAATTGAGGACTTACCACGTGATTTTAAAAACAAGGAGCAACTACGAAGTTACCACCTGGTAGAGAACTAGATATTCTTATGCAAATGCAGGGACGTGGTGGAAAATTAAAACAAGCAAACACCACCGCTCCAGAAGGACCTAATATATGTACTATGTCAGGTGGTTCAACACGTCATGCGAGAAGATCCAAGAGTCGTCGTTCAAAATCGAAAAAATCGAAAAAGTCAAAAAAGTCCAAGAGAAACAGGGGTAAAACTCGGCGATGAGAGAAACATTGCGACGAAAGAAGTAACTAAAGTAAATGTTAAAGAATGATTGTAATTAAGATGGCGATTACAATGTTAACCATATCATCCGAAATATTTTTTTATTTACGATTATATAAAATATATATGGTAATAGTATATGGAAGAAGATCCAGGAACAAAACGAAAAGCATTAGAAGCAATAATGGGAGCAGAAAAAAGACAAAGAAAAGCAAACTCAACAGAAGTACAAGCAGAAGAAATGGTATTGTCAGCAGAAGAAGAATACGAAAGAAAAATAGATGAAGCAGAAATAGCAATGCCAGGATCAGCAGAAGCAGCAGAAGCACAGGCAGCACTAGATGAACTTAATAAAGCAAAAAAGATATTTGAAACCGCAACAAAGTCAAGAATAAAAGCAGACAAACTATTAGCAGCAGCAGAGAGAGCATTAGACATTGGCGACAAATATCACCTACCAAGTGATATACGAGAAAAATTAATTAAACAACTACGAATAGACGAAGCAGAAGCACAGGCAGCAGAAGCAGCAGAAGCACAGGCAGCAGAAGCAGCAGAAGCACAGGCAGCAAGCAGACCAACTGGTAGAGAATTCCCCCTCACTCAAGGAGAACCTGAATGTAAAGAAGGAACTGGTAGAATTTGTAATATATCAGGTGGTTCAACGCGTCGTGTGAGAAGATCCAAGAGTCGTCGTTCAAAATCGAAAAGGTCAAAAAAGTCCAAGAGAAACATGGGTAAAACTCGGCGAGGAAAGACGCGTGGGAGAAATACGTCACGACGTGCAACCATATAAATAGGCGATATGAATTTGTAACTTAAACCCAATTGATACGCGATAAAATAATTGTGTTAAATATATTTGGTATAATGTGACAATTTTATTGATATAGTATCTATATTTTACCAAATTTATAAAATATATATGTATTATATAAATAATGCCACGCACTAAAGGGTACTTGACAAATGGTAATAGAGATTTGATTGTTTTGAATAAAGACAGATTGCACACGCGTCGACATCATCGTAGTAGAAATCAGAAGACTCAACGACGAGTAACACGTGGTAGAGTAACGCGTGGTAGAGTAACGCGTGGTAGAAATCAGAAGACTCAACGACGAGTAACACGTGGTAGAGTAACGCGTGGTAGAAATCAACGTGGTAGAAATCAACGTGGTAGAAATCAACGTGGTAGAAATCAGAAGACTCAACGACGAATACAGCGGGGTGGCATCGTAATGCCTACCGGAACTGCTATTGGTTTAGCTGCTTTGGGTGTTCTTGGTGTTAGTGGTTTAGGTGCTCTTATTACACATTATCGTAATAAATATAAAAGACCATCTGAACCAGGTTCAGATGCAGCAGTTTCAGATGCAGTTTCAGGTTCAGATACAGCAAGTTCAGATACAGCAAGAGAAAGTGAAACATTACAACCAGGTGTAACAGGACCAACACGAGAAGAAAGGATGAAAATCCACGATCGTATAAATAGTCTATTTGATATTTTAGTATTAGCATATAAAGAAAAACGCAAAGGTCTTGATGAGGAAGCGATAAAGACCAAAGGTCTTGATGATAAAGCGATAGATGTGAATGCGGGAGAGCATATCGCCAAGATTATGAAATATTATAATGAGGGTTACGCATTAGATGATGCGATAAATAAAGAATTAGAAGACAAGTCTAATCCACTAACAAGTGACCGAATAAAAAATATAGAAACAGAATTGGCAACAATAGAAGGTATAAGAGCAAAAAGAGCACGAACAACAATCAAGACAATAAAAGGTCAAGCAGCAAAAGCATCCACAGAACAAAAAACAGAAGCAGCACATGCAGCGACAGCACAGGCAGAGGCAGCGACAGCAGAGGCAGAGGCAGCGACAGCAGATGCACAGGCAGCGACAGCAGATGCACAGGCAGCGACAGCACAGGCAGAGGCAGCGACAGCACAGGCAGCGACAGCACCGGCAGCGACAGCACCGGCAGATGAAAAAGGGGCAGCGACAGCACCGGCAGATGAAAAAGATAATGGGTCCTCATCAAAAAGAAAACTTCAGTTGTCGTTCTAATACATATAATGCAATGCTGACTCGATGATATGATAATACGATGATATGATAATACGATGATATGATAATACGATGATATGATAATACGATGATATGATAATACGATGATATGATAATTGGTTTATCTCAGGTCAATGATAACTGAATGAATAATGTATGAACCCATTTTGCATATGTGGTCACTTATTTTTGCTGAATATGCAATTCCAAGGGATGCAGGCATCCAACTGGATATCATATCTTTCACGATTCTTGTTCGTTTTTCTGGAGTAGAAACTGGAGGTTTATCAGTTGTGCATATCACATCAACAGGTCTGTCCATAATTGAAACCATATTTACCCATACAATAATGTATTTTTTATCTATAAATTCATGATGGATGATTTCTGTGTATTCTACATATTTGAATGATGATATGAATTCTGTAAATTGTGGAATGGTTTTGATGGATGGTGTTGCATTCATTCGTCGTAGTCGCGGAGTCGGTGGAAATGGTGAACATTTGCGGCACAATTCACGATATTCTTCAATTGTGTCGTTATCCGCACACGTCCATATCGTAAAGTGCGATGGGTTCGACCACCAGATAATTGATTCCATTTGTATCCGTTTATATTTCCGAATAATATGTTTCAATTTTATAAATGATTTAAAGAAATACCGATGATATAAATTAAGTGATGTAATTGATCATTTGTCCATATGGCGCAATGGATAGCGCGCAAGACTTCTAATCTTGAGGTTGTGGGTTCGAGTCCCACTATGGACTTTTAAAAAAAAAATTAAAAAAAACAAGTAAAAAAGAAATGAATTTCATTTGCCTCTATAGCTCAGATGGTTAGAGCACCCGACTGTTAATCGGGGGGTCGTTGGTTCGAACCCAACTGGAGGCGTAAACATAGATAATCCATTATATACAATTCGGTATATAATGAAGTAAAATTGAATGTTTAAAACATCATGTTATGTAACTCTATACATAATGGATCTAACCTTTATCGCTGCATTAGCGGATGCGATTGAGCGAGGATGTGATGTGGAATGTAAATCGATTGTGAGGCGATATCGTGGAGACACCTACAAACTATTATGTATGGTTTATTATGGATATTATTCATTGACAACGCGAGGTGTATACAATGTCATTGAAAGCAGAAATATTGATTCTATATTGAATTGTTTGTATAAAGAGGGGAAGCGAAATGTGGTCATAGATATGTATGATGGATGTCGCGCACATCCCACGATTATTTACCTAAACCGTAGATTTAAGGACACGAATAGACAATTGTTGTCATCGATTAGAAAGAAACATTACAACAACATTGGTGTGCATAGTTACAAGTTTATGAACAAGTTTGGACCTGATGCATTATTCACTAATGTTGTGGAGTATTTCGCGGGAACAATCGGATGCACCGATCCCGATGCGGTGCATGACATTTGGATACATCGATCATTGTCCGATGATTTTGATATGAATTTAATTCGTATTTTATCAATTATTGCTGAATTGTTGTTGTTGTAAATGTATTTATATAATTTGTATTATAATATAATAATGGTGAAGAATATTACAGGTGGAAATAAAAGTAAACGTTTCGCGAGCAGGAGTTCATCGAGTAGATTAGGACGGGTTCGCAAATCATCATGTCGTGAAGAGGTATACGCAGTGGTAGAAAAAATGTCTGGTGGTGACATATGCATTGTAAAGAGTAAACAAGATGAAAGCGGATACAAATGTGTGATTCGTGGTAAATTTAGAGGGAGAAATAAGTCGTCAAACACGCTCAAGATTGGAACATGGGTTTTGGTTGGGATGCGTGAATGGGAATCATCGCGTGGAAAACCAAATTTTTGTGACTTGCTTGAAGTGTATACGCCGCACGACATTGATGTTTTGAAACAGACCGAACCAAGGGAATTATTACCAATCTTTTCAAATGAAGAGGAAGATGATTTATTTGACCGGTCCGATAAATGTTTAGATGATAACATTGAAGATGAACCGGTCGATGAATCGGATTATACATTTGATGGTGTATCATTTGATGACATATAATTTTTTCGGGTTTTGTATTGTTTAGGTTGTTCTACTCTCAGCAACATTACGATACAATTCGTACAACGCAATGCATCGGCAGTGGGACTGATTTGTATTGTATCTAAACCAGTGTATTCTTGTAATACGTCTTTAATAAGTGATGGTCTATTCGCGTGAAAGGTGTTGTTGTAACAAAGCAATCCATCTAAATGATAGACTTCACCATCAAATTTATTTATTTTTGACATGATTGTAGATAATTCATCTGGTGTGAATACTCCAGATGTATTTAGATGGTACACTTTTTTTTTCATAGAAACGATGTTTCCATTTGATTCAATATAAAAAATAAATAGTTTGATCGAATGATTTGCTGATAGGTGATGGGATGATTCCATTAATAATGTAAAGATAGTATTTATGGTTGTTATAACTCAATAAAGGTCGTAATCTTCATCGTCGCACAATTCAATGACTTCCTCTTCTTCTGATTCACTTTCAGAGTCGCTTTCTGGTTCAGAGTCAAGATAACTTGGAATGTTCCAATATGGCGACACTCCTTCGCCGAACTTCTCGTTCATATCTTCTCGATACTTCTCTTCATTGAGAAATCGTGTAAGGAGTGCATTGGGTTGTTTTGGGGATTCCGTTTTAATTTCTGCACCATAATGAGCGCACGCGCGTCCATTAACCGGATGCTTAAATAGTCTGACCCATCCTGCTGGGACAGAATTCTTCATCTGAATTGGTTTCTCCTCCTTTACTGCTGTGATGGATGCGTATGACATAGTTGCGGTACTACATTATATTGAGATAATGAATCATATCAATTTTATTTGTATGCATTTAAATAGGTGAAACGGAAACATATTAATGAGGTTTGAACGCACGGATCAATTGATGATATGTATAAGGAAAGTGTACGATTTGAATTGTGTAACCCTGGATGGAGATGCTGTATCAATATCGGGTACAAAACTAACTGCGCATACACCGATGAGTCATTGTGATAATGTGAGATTATTCATTTGTTTAAATATTCAACTGTTAGAATTGAGAAAGAATGGATATTATCATTATATATTGACACCTGAAGACATAATACGTGTATCTAAAGATGTTTATATCATCGCGAAACATCATCATTTTACAAATGATAGTTACAAAGAGTCGTCCATAGTGATCCATAAACCACATGATGGGGTTGACCCTGTATTTGTAGCACCCGAAATGAGAAACACACTAGGATATCCGTTGTATGTACATATGTGTGTGTGTAACTATTCGGTTGCTGCAATTTGTAACTTGTATACAATTCACAAACATTCAAAATTATACTACGCTGTTAGATTATCTATGGTTCATCCGTATTTGTTTTTGTATGTATAGTTTATATATGTCTATTGTTGTTTTAAAACGAAAATCTGGTCGATATGGCAAAAAAATATCTGGTGGCGGGTTTTCTAAAAATAAAACGGGCAATAGTTCAACCCGTCTGCACACGGTTACCAAACGAGCGCCCTATGGCAGTGATTGTGACACGTATACGAATTGGGTTCAATCGGACAATCCACAAGATACAACACAATCATCGCACATTAAGAAAGTAAAGGAAACAGCGTACAGCAGTGGTATACCATATAGTGTACCTGTCGTTTCAAGCGAGTGTAATTTAAAATGCAAACAATCCTATATGTTGGGTTCTGTTCGTAAATTAAGGTCAACCACCCATAAGGATGTGCCTGGTGCTATGACATCAGATGAATATACCAAAACTAGATTGTTGCAGAAGCAGTGTTTGCCTACCATCCCATCAAAGGCGCATTTCCCAATGAGACTAAACAAAGGATGTGGATCATCTGGATTTTATCTTACGCCGGAAGAGGCGATTGCTGCTGGATTGTTGCCGAGTGATTGGGGTGGGAGAATAAGTTCGATTAGTAGCAATCCAATATGTGAATAAAAGGTATTAAACAATGATGGGGATGTCTATACAGAATATGAAGTATGGGTTACATATATATTGTCAGTGCAACAATCTTTTTGAGACGTACACGGAACGGGCAATGTTGCACAATAATTTAAAAATAAGAGATTCTGGTTTTGATCTTGTTGTTCCTGAATCGATTTCTATTTTTCCGGGCGATATTGGTGTAAAAATTGACCATCAAATCCAATGTCTAATGGAAGTAATTGATAATAATGACAATATCATTCAAGACCAATGTGGATTTTACTTGTATGCAAGGTCAAGTACTGGGTCAAAGACACCACTTCGTCTGTCTAATTCAGTTGGTATAATAGATCCTGGATACAGGGGGAATATTATTGCTTTGTTTGACAATAATGGTATATCTGTTCATGTTGTTGACAAGGATACTCGTGTTGCACAAATATGTGCACCTAATATAACATATGATATGGATGTATTCGTTCACTTGGGTGACATTGAAACTGATACGTTACGTGGAACGAATGGATTTGGTTCATCTGGATGTTAATAGTTGTGAAAGGATTAATTTGTTACATTTGTAACATATTAATCATTTTAAATTCAAACAAATGTGATATGTTGTAATTGGACGATTAATGCGATGATGAATCACTCGCCGATGATCCGGATGCTACTGAACCAGATGCAGATGAACCAGATGCAGATGAGCGCGATCCTACTGAACCAGATGCAGATGAACCAGATGCAGATGAGCGCGATGCTGCTGCCTTGGGTATTAGAGTTGGGTCTATTGGAGGTGGGTCTGTTAGTATTAAATTGACTTCATCATAACTGAATCCAGATGCAGGTTTTTGTATCAAAAACTCACCCTCCTTGGTTCCTTCTACCACTATACGACGACCGAATGATATACTTTCTGCTGCTTTTTTCGCTGCTGCTTTTTTCGCTGCTTTTTTCGCTGCTGCTTTTTTCGCTGCTTTTTTCGCTGCTGCTGCCTTTGCTTCTGCCTTTGCTTCTGCCTCTGCTGCTACCTTTGCTGCTTTTTTCGATGCTTCCTTTGCTTGTTTATCTGCTTTTTCCACTGCTGCATCTGCTCTTTTTCTTTCTGCTTCTGCTCTTTTTCTTGCTTCTTCTGCTCTTTTTCTTGCTGCTTTTATTTTTGCTTCTATTTTTTCCGTTTCTTCTATTCCTGCCAATTGTGCTTTCAATACTTCTTTTTTGTTTAAGAAAAACATGTGTAGACCAATAATTACAATTACGTCGAAGTACATAGATATGTTTGTTAATACACTCCTTAGATCAAGTGCTTGATTGTGAAGACCAATCGATGATATTTTATTCGAGAGAATTAGAGTGAGAAATAATCCAATAGTTCCCATCAATACATATATTTGACTCCTTATGCTATCACTAACTTGGTCGCATTTCAAACCCTCGCGGCGCCTTTTATCTTCTATATATCGTTGAGCGGGGTTAGTTGATTTACACTCAGCAGGAATAGATTTAGTAAAAATAGGATGTTTTTCAAGTAATTTGAACAGAGCATCAAAACTATTACTATCTGAGAATACTCTACCCGACCATGCGGCGAAAAGTATAATAGTCGTTGCAATAATAAATTTCATCGTGTAAACTTGCCATGTCTGGTATTTTGATAATTCTTTGTTTACAATTTCTCTTGGTGTACGCGCTTCACTGGATCTACTACGACTCCTTGCAGATCCACTTTCACTAGCAGATCTATGTCTGCTGGCAGATCTACGACTCCTTTCAGATCCACTTTCACTAGGAGATCTATGTCTGCTGGCAGATCTACGACTCCTTTCAGATCTACGACTCCTTGCAGATCTACGACTCCTTGCAGATCCACTTTCACTAGCAGATCTATGTCTGCTGTCAGATCTACGACTCCTTGCAGATCTACGACTCCTTGCAGATCCACGTTCGCCGCTAGCAGAACCACGTTCGCCGCTAGCAGAACCACGTTTGCGAGTAGATCCACTTCCACTAGCAGATCCACGTTCTTCATCGGAAATGGATGGTTTTCGTTTATGAGTGCCCCGTCGTGCTGCTTTAGGTGTGCCACCATCCATGGTTTCATCCATATGACCGAACCCGCCAAATAATGCATCACTGATATCTTTATCACTAACTTCAATACCAATGTAGTTAAAAGCTTCTCGCAAGAGTTTCTCGAATTCTCTTTGGGTAATATGTGGGATATGACTGTTAGTTTGACCCAACTTATGTAAAATGAATTTCTCAAACGACATATTCGGTTCCATTGGTCTCAAATGTGGATTAATTTGCCGTCTTACAAGTAGGTTACGACGAGTGATATCTCGACTATACATTATAGTATATTATAATATAATATTTTAAATAACCGCCCTACATATGGGACAAGTGTGATGTGTCGATAACCATTTAGACATACAATCCATATGGAATGTGTGTCCGCATTCATATTTATTCGAGGTATGCCTAGACATATCACATTTGCATATTACACATTCGTTTGACATACTTACATCGGGTTCAATTGCTTCCTGCAACACGAGCATTCCTTTGCGTTTTGTAGTCTGAGCGCGTCTAATGTAATGATCCATTGTGAGTTCATTTTCTATCAATTCCATTTTGAATTTGAACACATTTACAGGTTTTGTTTGTCCAATTCTCCATGAACGAGCAATTGCTTGGTCCTCTATTGCTGGATTCCAATGTGGACTCACAAAGTATATATCTGTATAATCTTGTAAATTCAATCCGTCACAACCAGAATTGTATTGGATAATAAGAGCATCATTGTATTCTGTAAGTATTTTTCGCCGCAATTGTCCATTTTGAATCCTTCCATCTAATATGGATACCTTCATTATCTTGTGCAATGATTCATAAATGTAATCTATTTCTTTCGTATAATGACAAAACACCAGTTTTCTCTGGTTGGCAGAGACGTGCCTGGAAATAATAGAGTCACACACAAGTTTTAATTTATCAGATGAGTCATCACTATCAAATGGAGATATGATTTCATTCTCGGACAATTCGTGGGTTTTTACAAGATTTGGCATAACGCAACACTGTTTCGCCTTTACGTACAACCCTATCATAGGTGTAATTGTCCTATATCTAATCGCAGTATGTATCTCATTCGATAACATTTTACCGGAAGATCCTTTCCAATTTACATTTATTGTATGGATATTTAGTGGAGGAAGTTTAATTCCAATCGATTCCAATGTCCGATGCAATATACAATGATCTACAATCATTTGAATGTTTTCATCTTTCTTATATATCGATGATGGAATGTCTATAATGTCACAAAGTGAATGGTAATCTTTTTTGTGATTTTGAATAGGTGTCCCAGTTACAACCCATTTGTACGTTGCACGTAAATATTTTCCTCCCTTGTGTACAGCAGACGACATCGTTCTAAGTATGTGCGCCTCATCGAAGACAATGCGATCCCATTTCATTTGGTGGCAAGATTTTGATAGATTCGATACCATTCCATAGGTAGTAAGTACAATTGGATGAGTTGAAAGTTCAGATACGTTAATAGATGATTTATTCCCGTGATATATAAACGCCTTGTGACCAAGTGTGGTTTCAATGATGTGTTCCCATTGTTCTATCAGAGACCTTGGTAAAACAATGAGGGTAGACCGTTTGAAATTCGATACAATAATTGAAAGTATTTGATAGGTTTTTCCGAGACCCATTTCATCTGTAATCATCCCTCCATGAGAGATGTTGTTGAAATGTGTTTCTTCGCCTTTCAGCGCCCATTTCACACCTGAAAGTTGGTGGTCATACCGGATGAGACCAAGTTTCACCGCGCGTGAGATGTCAATCTTCATTAAAATGAGGAATCTTGTTGTAATGATTTCTTTGATAGGAATGGAGCATTAGTTTGATTTTCTATTCAATTTTATTTAAAAATGAGATCACTTCGATTTGTGATATATTTTTTACACGTTTCGTGTATGTCAGTATTTGGTTCACTGCATTCGTATACAACAATGTGCATGGAGTAAATGTCCCATTGTTTACATTGTGTTAGTATTTCGTTTCTTATATCTCCGTATGATTTGTCTGTAAACATTGATAATATTGTGGATATACAAGTTACATATTGAAATGGCAACATTACGCCTAATGCGGTATCGACAATGTCATTGGTAAGTGACGCAATCACGTCTTTTGATAATAATTGGTTTGGGGATTGATTGAGTATGTAACAGAATAAGTGATATGTTGGGCATTTCCAGTAATGTGATGGATTATAGGTGTGACTATTGTATTTTCTATTGATAATGCATTTAGAAAAATTAGTTACAAGTGGAAACCTTTCATATTCATCCATTAAAATAGTTGATACGTTTATGTTTGAATGTGTTATGTCATTGGATGATAAGAATATTAAGATGTTGGATAGTAAATGTATCATGGATTGAATTTGTGATGGATGATTTGTAAGATGTTTCTGTATATTGACATCACTTGTTTTGTTGTACCTAATTACGAGTGAATCATTGATTGCATCTTCTAAATAAAGTGGGGTCATTATATTATTTGATGACACGATAGGGTTAATATACCGGTTGTAATTGTCAAGAGATGTTATGTATTTTCCAGAGGCGATGTCGTGCAGTGTATCACTCGTTCTTGGGGTAACTCTTGTAACTAATTGTTTTTTTGGAGAAGTGTTCATATCGAGACCGTTAAATGAAATTATATAATCCATAATAAATGATAATGGATTATATTTAAAATACAATAAATTGATATATAATTAATATATTAATTCATATGCACAAAATGGATGAATCGGAGTTGGTAGATGCATATATATCTCAATTAACAGAACAAGAGAAACTTGTACTTGAAATCGCTAAGGATCATCTAGGATCATCATTTACAATTGAGAAGAGTATAGGTTTTATAGAATGGTTACAAAATAGGCAGTTGGATTCAACGTCGTAGTGGTCTGTTGCGTTTGGTCCTGCGTTGCTTGGTCCTGCGTTGCTTGGTCCTGCGTTGCTTGGTTTTGTTGCGCTTGGTCCTGCGTTGCTTGGTTTTGTTGCGCTTGGTCCTGCGTTGCTTGGTCCTGCGTTGCTTGGTCCTCGTGTTACCACCCTCGATTGGTTTAGATTTATTTTGTAGGCGTTTGGCAATTTTTCGTACGATATCAATATTATTATTTAGGATTTCAATCCATGCTCTTTTTATATTATGTATCTTCAAACGATCTGGAGAATCATATTCCCAACCAGGATCACCAAAGTCCATGAAGTCCTTGCCATACGGACTTTGCCCCATTTCGATTGGATCCATAACATTTGTAACTAAGTAACTCCCGTTCCTATAATACGGTGCAGTTTGCTCCTTAGTTGGTGGATCGGGCATAATATATCCACCTGTTTGGGCATCATCATCATCCTCTTCTTCTTTTTCTTCTCCTTTTCCTTCTTTATCGCGTCTATATGCTCTCCATGGTTGGGGTTCGTACAAATTTTGGGGGAAGTATGCAACGCTCTCGGGATTCTCATTCAAATATTGCGCCATTATACCCGGATCTCTAGAATCAAGTTCATTAATAATTAAATTATTGGCAGCAAGTAAAAGATTATGGTCTAAGTTGTATATCCCACTGCGCAGTAAATCTATCTTTACCTCGGGGAATGTAGTATTTCTTGCAAGTGCAGCAACAAACCCTACGTATCGATTTATAATTTCGCGTATCACTTTACCACCCAAATCACCACCAATTGCGGCAATAATGTCTGCTATACCATCAATACCCTTATCGTACATCAGTTGTTCTGGTCTTCCATTCATGTGTAAATGATCGTTAGGGATTGGGTGTTTTTCGCGATGTTGTCCAGAGTGTTCAAGAATTAACTTCTCAAATGCTTCTAAATTTTTCGCTCTAATTACACTTCTTTCTTTATGGTTAATTGGTGGATGAATTGGTGACATATAATATATAGTTAGAGTTTCTTTGTTTTCCAATCATTCCAGGAAACATCCTGCATCGAATATTCAACACATACATCTTTATCAGTTGGTTTCCCTTTGAATTTAAACGTGTTTAATTTGATTTTGCTGAGATGAACCGGTTTGGGTCGAGATGGTTTCATAAAAACTTCAGATGTTAGATGTGATGGTGCACTGGAAGTCTGTACCGAGGTGCGTTCTTCTATGAAAATACATTTAATACCCATTGACAATGAATATTCTCGCGCTTTAGATTCTAACATATCATAAGTAATGATATCCTTGTTTTTCGTCCAATAATTAAACGTACTATTTGCATAGTCATAGCACATATAAACAGGACCATGTCGAGTGGAAAATTCCATTTCTTTATTGATGAGATTGTTCATTGTATCTTCAGATGGTTTTGTGTCCTCTAGTTTTTCCCATAATTCTTTAATTTCATACATCTTTCGTAGTTCAGTTTCATCCACTGGATCATCATCTATGCGATATTTTAATTTGTAACGTGAAAAAAATAGTGCAACCATTAGAATAAATGAAGCAATTGGAGTAAACATTGACGTCTCGTACATTAATGAATATATTATTTCGTATTTAAATCATTAATACGATGACGCATTATTGTATCGATTTCTCCAGTGAGTGTCGGCATTTTAATCTTGTTGTACCCATTTAAATCTGGATGTATCTGAACAATAAACATATCTCGAACAACAATGTCATAGGATGTTTCGAGTATGTATTTGTAAACATTAAGTTGTAGTGCATAATGCCAGTAATTTGTGTCTGGAATGTGGGATAAACCCTTGAATGTTGAACATTTGCCACCAAATGCATCCCGATGAATCTTCTTGGCGCGTTTCCAATCGTAGATGGTGAATGTCCCATCATCATTTTTCGCAATCATATCAATTGACCCTGCAATGCGTACTGTTTTATCCCATATCATCCATTCAGTTCGGTATGGATTCAACGCCTGTTCCTTATCAAACATTATGAAATAAACAAATTCATCCATGGTTTCATAATCAACTTCTAAATCGTTGTAATAGTCTTCAATTAATTTATGTAATTTGGTCCCTTTTTCTGATGCGTCATTGCGATTATCTTCCCATTTTAAAATGATTTCGCCTTCGGTCATTCCATAGTAGGGACTGGATGACCAGTTGCACCCAGACATCATTTTTTTAATCACCTCGCGTGAATTAAATTCAGGGAAGAAACTGTGAGTGATTGTAGTAACGGATTTGTAACCAGTGTCACCATTAATGGTGTATTTGTGCCCATTCTCTTCAAAAGAGATGCAAGCATCACGAGAGTGTGGGTGTTTGTCGCAGAGCATCATGGTACAGGGGAATATCAATGCATCGTATTAATTCAATATGTTTCAATTTTTCGTGTGAATCTCTTTTTCTTTTTTCCTTTTCTTCTTTTTGTTGATTTCATTTGTGTCGCATGATCGGATACATGGGACAATATCCTATCTATTATAGAAATAGAAGGTGGGTTGTATACGAAGATCAGTTGTTTCACGTCTAATTCTGTAAGAGAATTTCCCATTAATTATTATACATTATCAAAATAATTTAATAGATAGATAATATAATGGAATCAGTGCGTTTAATTCGAAATTACACAGATGATGAAGGGTGCACGTTTTCTTACGAGGTACCATCAAGTGATAATACAGCGTGTGGATCATCTATGATGTTGGGTTACACGTGGTCAAGGAAATACGCCCAACCTATGAATCGATTGACAAATCAGTTAAAGATCGACAAACAATCCTCATTGAATGCATCGCACCGCACGGCGCAATTGTCTATGAATGCCATCGTAGGACCAGCGTCAAATCAACCAGGTGTGCACTTTAGCAATTGTCCATGTGCAGACATGTCGGCGTATGAAAGTGTTAGAGTGCGGAGTTGTCCTTGTGCACAGATAGTATCCAGTGCACAGATAGTATCCCGATGGCACCAACAAAGTGACCGCATTGTCGCAAGTATTCAAACCCCTAGACCATCTAGACCCCGCAACGCAAGTTCCCCGGGCGCACTGACTCCAGGTGGAACAGGTGTAGATGTAAAGCACGGGTCATATTCAAGGTACCTTGCAAGAAAAAAATATAAACGTAGTGTTAATAAGTACAATCAATGCCGCGATTGTGACACCGAATCATCAAATCAATATGGCGCCACCGCCCCAATATACATAACTCCATCTTCTGCAACATGGAATCTAGCAGATAGTAATTCAGGGTCAGGTGCAACATTAGAGGATGGCGGGACAACATTGAAGTTGGACAAATCAGGATACAATCCCAAAGGATATATAGGTCCATTCCAATGTGGAAGTAATGCCCTGACAACATTGGAATTCGAGATAAATGCAATTGACTTACCAGGAGGAAATTTAAATACGAATGTGTATATCGTTGTACCGAACGTACCGGGTGTGTGGGACCAAGATGCAAATAAATGGATAGATGATGGAAATAATAATTATGTAAATTGTCCCGAATTGGATCTCATTGAAACTGCTGGATATTTAGGTGGTGCAATGTCCATCCACACGTCAAATTCTAATTTAGGATGGGGTGACGGGGCAGATAATGGGGGGATTGATAAAGGCGTGCAGTTGGTAAGTGATGCAACCGCGAGTTCATCGAATGCAGTTTGGAATTCATCTGCTGCATCCAATGGTTCATATGAGGATGGCACTACAATTGAATCGAATGCGAATGCGATCATAGTAAAGTTGAAAATAGATTATAACAACAAATCGTTAGACATAACGTATAGTAAAGATGGAGGCAGTGAAATATTAATCAGTGGTGGGAGTAATTTCAATAATTTAAGAGATAAGACCGTGGAAGAATACAAGACCGGAATTGTAGACGATATCATAAACGGTCAATATGGATTTTATGTTATATCATCGGTATGGGACACGGGTGGTGATTGGTGGGCGTGCAAATACAATGGATTAACAAACAATGGTAACTCATCAAGTACAGGACAATCAATTATAAAAATATTGCAATTGGAATAAATGTTGTTTATCATCGTCGAGCGTTGTCATCGTCGTGCGTTGTCATCGTCGTGCGTTGTCATCGTCCCTTTGTAAAATTCCTTTACTTTCTTATTTACCTTTATTTTCGATACATTGTACCCAGAAAGGTACAATCCGTCGAGGGTCTTTAATCTGGACAATGCAACATACGTCTGACCGCATTCAAATATACCCGATCCTGCATCAATTTCGGCATTTTCCAACGTAATCCCCTGTGACTTGTGTATCGTAATCGCCCACGCCAACATAAGAGGGATATGCAACACGTGGACATCGTCCATGTCCGTTGGGAATTCGTGATGACCTATCACGCGTCTCACCCCATTTCGAAATAAAACAATCGGAAGATTGTCACTAAATGACACCACTTTTCCAAGTGATCCATTTACGATGTAATTAGAACTGTGTGTGTCAATGTTTGCAGTGCACATCACTTCTGCACCAATTCTAAGTTCAAGTATTTGGTGCCGAGTTATTGGATAACGCGGTTCAGAACAAATCGGGGCGTACACCTGTTTTGTCTCCACGTCCAATTCATTTAACCTCGTGGTGTTGACACGATCCACTTGGTACCGATTTGGATAAATAATACAACGCGTGTCGCCTCGTTCACATTTAATCACTCGTGATTTAAGTATCTCATGGTGTTTCTTGCTTATGACACCTATTCTTACCTCATTCATTATTTTAGCGTAAAGTGGATCCACGTGCCTAAAACATTTGTTTAGTTCCACAACGTCTTCAATGATGTCATTCCATCGTTCGCTTTCAAAACAAAATGCACACGACAATGGGTCGCGGGTGTTTCCAATAGGAGGCAATTGGTAGAAATCACCAGTTAATACAAGTTGTATTCCTCCAAAAGATGATGGGGTTCCACGCAAGGTTCTAGCAACGTCGTCAAGCAAGTTTAATGTCTTGGCAGATAACATACTTATTTCATCAATAATAAGTATGTTAATTTTTTTCCATTGTTTTACTATTTTTTTATTGGTTCTAATTCTTGATATGACATCTCGTGATGTTCCAGTTCCGGCACCTATCCCTGACCAAGAATGGATTGTTTTTGCTCCAATACTTTGCAACAATGACGCCGCGCATCCTGTAGTCGCGCACACCTGAATCGTTTTACTATCCAAACATTCCTTGTGCATCATGTTAATTAGATGTGATTTTCCCGTTCCGGCGGGACCGGATATAAACAGATTTTTTCCTTGACGAAATAAATCAAGTCCATGTTGCTGTGAATCGGACAATATCATTATGTAACGATTCGTGTATCCTCAATGTTTCATTTCTATTTTATTACACCATTCAATCTCATAAAACAATGATAATATAATTGAAATTTATATGTAACTATCTGGATTTAGCAAATGGCATTACTTGCAATCACCCGATTCACGAACGAAACAAATTACGAAAATAATAAATGGAAATTAGAAAATGATTGGAATGGTTGCATATATGGTTCCCCAAAGAATATTGTGTGTGAACCGGGGCAACAACTCATCGTTATTGAAATGAATAACGATGAGAATAAAATCATTGGAATTGGATTGATTAGAAATCAACCAGACTATACTCAAAAATACAACATTTATAAATATGGATACTACAATCGAAAAATATTCAAGGGTAACATTCATATTGACATCTCACAGGACGCAGATAATCCATACAACGATGCAATTCAGGCGCTAGAAAAAATATTATTTTACGGGAAGACCCATTATAAAAGAGGATTGGGTATACAACTATTAAAATCAGATATGATATTGAAGCATGTCAACTACAACTTTACAGAATTGTTTCGCGAAATCATTCATTCACGGATGCTTGTTTCGCCTTCATCTCCCGAACCCCATATTTCCGTCGCGTAGGAGTAAAATCATAGGTTATGAAATGCGTCGTAATTCCATTGGACGCGCTTATTTCTCTCCACTGCCCGTTGCAATATTCCCTCACCTTATCAAGTTGCTGGAAACAATCCATGATGTGTTTGACTAAATCATCTAAATCATTCATATCTGGAGTAGGGAAATTAAGGATTGAATTAAGAACATCCTTCGATACTTCACAATACACTTCCATTACATTTGTTGTTTCTACCAATCTGCGGCGTTTCTTGTCTTTGTTTGAGACAACCGCCCTCAAGTGCTCCTTGGTGATATTTCCGAGAATGTATTCAACTCGCGACTCTTCATTGTTTTCAAGCATCTGGATATCTCGCCTGCCACCAGTAAGTTCATAATGGGTCATGTGTGCATACAAACCATATATGCGCGGGAGCAGTAATATTTCTCCTGGACATTCTATTTGTTTTTTATCATAAAATCTGCTAAGTGGAAGTAAGATGATATTATTAAACGTTTGGAATGGAACTGGGTCACGGTTGTCACACATTGTGAGTGGGCGGTCATTCCCATTATTGGGTTGGTTACCTGTCAATTCTCTGTACTCATAGAAATGGGGGTTGTGCACTACACCAGTTTCAATGACTCCTGTTTTCCAAGAAAATGCAGTCCGACATTCTACGCACCACATCTGGTCGCACCCACTTATCTTAGTGATGCGGATTCCGCACGTAGGACACGGATGCGTACTCTGCCGAATGAGTTCTGTGCTTGCCACTGCATCTTCGCTGCATTCGTGTGGGTCATCCTTTCCATCTCCAATGATAGAACAACAGGTTTTACATGTCCACAAGGAACATATTTCACATTTGTATTGTGTGGATAAGAATCCTCTGCACTCAGGTGCAGGACAAGGCATCACGAATTTTCGAGCATTTCCTTTCGTTTTTCGTTCAAGTGCATAGATTTCTTCATTTATTCTTGAAAAGGTAGTTCCGAGTGCATTTACATCCCTCAACAACTTGTTTCGCGCCTCAATAATCTTGAATTGTTCTTCTTTTAAATCATTGATCTGTTTTCTTCGACCAGCAGTTTCCATTGTAGCGGGAACCATACTCATTTCCCGCTCGATGAGTACATCTGCACGATGAGACATGTAATTGGTTGACATAAATGATTTGTTTAGTTTCTCTGAACAAAATCTGAAACTCCACATTGCTGAACAATTCATGCAATTAGGGTCCTTTGTATTTGAGGTAAGATAAGTACGGATGCACTCTTTGCACGCGGAGAAATCGCATCCCGATGGGCACGTGATGCAAATCCGGGTTGATTTATTGTACGCTTCGCAACACACGGGACACGTCATTGTCTTGTTGTTTTATATCGCGGTATCTTATTAATATCAATTTTATATAAAGATTATAGTGAACCATTTATATGAGTAATTATTCAATCGATGACATAGTTGAATTTTTTGGTTTACCAGAGGATTATTCAGAAACCGATATAGATACAAAAGCGAATGATCTCCTTGAAAAATATTCATATGGAGACAATAAAAAGCAGATTGATTTTATAGAGTCGATGCGCACCTATCTTCTAGAATATTTACAAGACCAATCCGAAACTATTTCGGTGAACCTACCAGATACAAAAGAAGAACCTACAGACATTTATGAAACACCCTACTCAACAGGTACCATTAACCCCACGAGAGTAAATACATTAGAGTCTTTAGTATGTCTAGACAGCAGATATTGTGAATTTACGAATAATGATTGTGAAGAGAATTACAAGAGTGATTATACTATTAATTTGTCGGATAAGTTACATGGAGTGATATCTATTAGTATCGCTAACATCTACATACCTACGACATGGTACACAGTAGATTCTTCCATAGGCAATGACATCTTTATTTTCAATGAAGTTACATATCAGATTCCAGCGGGAAATTATACCACACAAACCCTTGTAACTGCACTAAATACGTTAATGGAAGGAGTCATTGTTTGGGGATTCGATGAAAACAAAAACAAACTAATTATAAATGAAATTTCAGAATCAACAGATTTAACATTTGTATTTTATGACACGTCCATATCATTGGGTAAATCAAAATATGTAACTGCATCTAGAACACTTGGATGGAGAACAAAAACCATTACATTGGACTACCGACCAGATGCAACCACAACCTACACGTTACCCTTTTCTCCATCATTAGAAGGTACAAAACATCTCATTTTAGTTGTAGATGATTTCAAACGCAACCGACACAATGGTGGGATGGTTGGTATCGATGTTACAAAAACAAAATTAGACATACCCGAGTATGTATCACGAACAGTTCGTCCAACTAATTGTGATCCCGATTCCAACCTCCTCTATGCCCGCGACCAACCCATTGGTCTTACCATTCCCCAATTGTATACATTAAATGAAATTGCATCTAATCTAAAAGAAGAATCCAAAGATTTATCTCCTACCCCTATGGATGTTATGACCATTATTCCGATTTATCCTATTACGCGTCCATCTCCATTGGTTCTGCACGGAGGAGACATAAGTGGTGGAACAAGAGACTATTTTGGTCCAGTGACCATATCAAAACTTCGGGTGCGGTTACTAGATGATTCTGGAACACCCGTGAATTTAAGGGGAGAAGATTGGGTCGTTACACTAAATGTTAAACGACTTTATCAATATTAATATTTCATATTTGTCTTTTTATATAATCCGATAATTGATAATTCTTGTTCTGAAATACTTTCTATTTGTTCCCTGCAAAACTTCTCAATCCTAGATTTTTGTTTCGTAAAATTTCTTTTTAATGTCACTGATATCTGCTTGTAATAATCAACAATCTCTTTATTTGTTAAATCTATGTCATTGTTATTTGTAACCATCTTGAAAAATCCAGAGACAATTAACAATGATTCCATGTGTTCTTGTAAATTATGTATGAATAGAATTGGTATGTTGTTGTATATCTCAAATGAGAAATCATCTTTGTTACATATTCCACTTGTTAAACTTACAAACACTGCACATTGAATATCCTTATTTGAAACATCATTTAGATCTCGATAAAATTTATCTAATTCTGCTTTTTGAACGTTTCTGGTATAATTTTTTATTTCCAACATAATAGTTAACCCATCATTTATAATAATAAAGTCACCACGTCTAGGCATATTGTGTGTATCTTCTATCTCTGACTTGGGAAATAGTTTTTGCAACTTTGAATAAACAAATAATTCTCCATCTCTCCCCTTTATAGTTGAATTATTGGTTCTTCCGATCTCATCCATTTGTAACCTTTTACTTTCTTCTATTTTGAATTCTAATTCTGATATTTTATTTTCATATCGCTGAGACATGTCTGTCATTCGTTTGTCATATCTAGAATCTACATCCTTTGTAAATTGTATCATATCAGAATTTAACTTTGTAATCACCAATTCGCGTTCTTGAATGGATGATTTCAATGCATTTATATCTGATTCATATTTGATGTGTTCTGAATTTCTAACATCTTGAATTAATTCATTCGTCATCGATTGTGATGATTGTTTATATTGTTTAAACATTTCTATTTGGTTTTTTAATTCTTGTTCCGAATTATTTAATTTTGAAATGTAACTATTTTCTATTTCGTCCATTTTTATTTTCCATTCTTCCGAAGAACATTCTTTGGATTTGTTTATACATTGCAATCCTATACGTACAACAATTACTTTATCATTGTCCGACAAACTAAAAAAATCTAATATGGATTCATCAATTGGTACTGTATTTGACATTACATATCTTCTTGTTGTTTATTTAAGTCAAATATCATTGTGATATGTGAAGGAAGAGGTGGTGCAGGGTCTGTATCTACCAAATATGTAACCCTGAGAGGTATTTCACTTGCCAATGGAGATTTAGAAGTCCATCGTTCTTTTGTCAACAACTTGTACAACTTGATAAATCTATTTTTAATACCTCCTGCATTTCTAGGAATAATATGTTTAAACGCCCATTCAAATTGCATTGCTTGGATCTTGTCTTGAAATCCAGATATTATACATGCATGTTTCCATTCAGGACTTTTAGATGTAGTGTATTTCGCTCCACCTTTTATCTCAGAGTTGTGTTGCCGCAACCTTCTAGTTACATCAGGAGATATCCCAACATATGTGCAATCGGTTGGATGTACAACAACATATACACTCCATTCACGTTCCATTATAAACTATATGATAATAAGAATATTGTAATATTATCATATCACTTCACATTGGAAATAATAATACGTAAATAGTTACATAATTGTAACACCATCTTCAATGTTATATATATGTAGAGAATAATAAAATAAGTTTGCACTACATACTAAGTAGTAGAGAATAATAAAATAAGTTTGCACTACATACTAAGTAGTAGAGAATAATAAAATAAGTTTGCACTACATACTAAGTAGTA